CCACAAGCCTGAGCCTCAATCGCTGGAACGCCAAAGCCCTCGCCATAGGAAGCGTGAAGCAGAATGTCCATTCCAGTGTATAGCGCTGCCATCTCCTGATTGCTGTAGCCCATTCGATACTTGTGACCGTCTGGGAATAGGACTGCATCCTTATCAAGCCCACAAGCTGCCATAAGCGCTAGGATACTAAAGCCACCCATGCTCTTAGTCGGTTCAGAGTGAATGTATAGGTAGGCGTTTGGGTTTTCTTTCCTAAACAAGCTGAAGGCGAGAATGTTCTCTGCAAAAGCCTTGCGGTGTACTTGTCCATTCGCCTTGTTAGCTGCCACCATTCCGACCAAGAAGTCATCCCGCTTGAGTCCAAAGTGTTCCCTGATTGGCTGTCCGTCTATTTCGTGCGTTGGCTTGTAGACCGAGGTGTCAACAGCGTGTGGAATGTAGTGAGCGTCGATGCCTTGTTCTTTTAGTAGCTTGAACCCAAACTCGCTCATTGCGATTGGAGTCACGTTGTCCTTCTCGCACCATTTCAAAACCTTCGGAGGGATGGTCAAGTGGTCAATCGGAACCCATGACAAGATGTCAATTTCATCTAGGTCTGTTCTGTCTAGGTAAACCCATGTGTCATAAAGCGTAAACAAGTAGTTTGGAAGCTTTCGCCCTGCAACGTGATCCTCGTGGTAAAGCTTTAGCACGTCACCTGAGTATGGAGTAAGCCCTCGGGGATAATGGGTAATCTCTCCGTTGTCCAGTTTGAGTTTGTCGATGCGACCTTCGAGTCCGTAGTTGGAAAGAGCTGCAACATCAACCCCATGTCTGAGGAGTCGCTCTGCAAGCATCTTGGCTTGGACACCATAGCCAGTTGGTATTCCTGGGGTATTGGTTGCGAGTGAAATAATACCGCTGGGTTTTTTATGTGTAGGCATACCTTTAGCCTAGCAAAGAACCCCCACCGTTTCCAGCAGGGGTTCTTTCAACAAGGGATGTGAGTCCTTTAGGAAAACTCACTAGGAACAGAAAAGGAATAACTGGTCCTGCAAGAATCGTAGCATAAAGAAACCCCCCGGACAACCTACATGACCGAGGGGTTTCGCTTATTTCAAGGAACTAGCTTGCGCCACCCTTGAAGTACTTGATGTGAGATGCGTGAGTGACATTGCTGTCTAGTCTCATTACGAATCTCCAAGTGGTTAGGTTCTGGTTGAATGCGTAGTCCTGTGAAGAAGCTACGTCAATTCCGCCAGCGATCCGAACCTTGACGGACTTGAAGTCACCGAAGTAAACGCTCTTTGCGCCAACAGCGGTGTCTGCTGCGTGTGGGTTCTCCAGAACGCTGAATCCAGCGAAGGTGTCTGGGAAGCCCTGACCGATGGTGTATAGATAATTTCCGGCGGTGTCTTTTAAGCGTCTCATCACACCGATGGTTGCACCGTTAGCCATGAAGCCTACGCCTGGCAGACGACGAACTGCGCCGTCAACTGAGTAAGCAAGCTCGATTAGCAGATCAGAGGTTGGCACTCCTGCAACACCAGTACCTCCGGTCACACCAGAGCCAGCAACCGTTGAGAAGCCTGTTGGCTCGGTTGTACCAGTTCCGTTAGTGATGAGGTTGTTGGCTGCATAACCGATGGCGTTACCAGCTTGCTGCGCTAGGTGAGACGCTAGGTCGAAGCCTGCGTCTGTTACTAGCTCGTTGGCTGCCTGCACCAAGAATCCAAGACGCTTTGCGCCAAGGGTGATGCTTGAGTAGGTTGGCTCGCTTGCTGCGATTGCAGAACCAGCAGAAGTGATTGCTGCGGTGCTGTAAGCGGTCAAGGTTGGTAGAACCAAGTCCTCGCCAGATGTCGTGTTGATTACATCTGAAGCCTCTAGCATTGGGCCGGATAGCCTGGCTACATCGAACACCTCAGCGTAGAAACTTTTGCCGACGGTGTTTGCAGAGTTAACCAAAGTAGCACGACGCTCGAATGAGTGAGAACGAGTCTCTCCCAAAGCAATGCCACGAAGGATGTCGCTGGCAGAGCGGTCCTCGTTTACAGAAGGAATGAATCCCTGGGCTGCGACAGAAGCCTCAACCTTGCGCTCCTCGTTGCGAGTAGCTACTCCGATGGCCTCATCTGCTGAACGAATGTCAGTTTCGATGCGGTCAATTTTTTCTAATTCAGCAGCGTCTAGTCCACGACCCTCAGCTTCGGCGAAGTCAATGACTTCACGAACCTGCATGATTAGGTTGTTGCGGACTTCCTGCTGAGTCTTAATGAACTCAGACATTTTGTCTCCTAGTTAGTTTGTTTGATTGAATAACCAGTGGCGTTGACGCTCAACTGAAGTCGGTGGAGCTAACTCACAACCGATGGTTCTAGTTTACAACAAGCGTGACCGCTTAAAAGAGAACCCCTCCGGCAGAAAGTGGTCCGGAGGGGAGAGACTTGATGCTTGGCGACTAGCGAGTTTCAGTCGGCTTGGTTACACGAGTCTCTTTTGTTGGCCTCTCAAATGGAGTGCCTTCTTTTGCCTTGACCTCGATTTCAGCGTCGGTGTCAAGCGATGCGATTGCCTCAGCCCATTTGTCTGCATACTCACGAACTATGCCAGAGTCAGGGTTGCCTGCAACCTCTAGGATTACTTTTTTGATGTCGGCTACGTTTGCCATTAGATTCCCTTCAGAAGCAATTCAAGCTTCTTCTTTTTTAGTGCAAGCATGGCAAGATCGCCAACTGGCTCTGGAGCTATTTCTTCTTTTGGAGCAAGCTCGGAAATAACCCGGCTAAGGATGTCCTTTTCCTCAGCGGTGATTTCTTCGCCGTCCTCAAGTTTTAGCATTGCGTCTGCAAGGGTATCTGCATCGACCTCTGCTCGCTTTGCAATCTTTTCTAGTCCACGAACTTGTGCGGTTCCATTTGTGGTTGTGTAAGCAGGGAATGCAACGCCTGTACTTACCTCAAGAAGTCTGACCGAGTTTAGGGTTCGTTCTGATCCATCCTCATTCCAAGTGTCTCCGCCTCGTGGGACTGTGAATCCGAAACTAAATCCCGTAACATCCTTACGCTGGATTAGAACCCGAGCGTCCCGGCCTGCCTGGGTGTCAGGCAAGATAGCAGAGACAAGAAGTCCCTTGTCGTCCTCACTCAATGTCAGAGTGCCAGCACGACTTGAACCCAACACTGTCGAGGTGTCGTGGTTCCATAGAAGCTTTACATCGTTGCGTGAACGCAGTGAGCGCTTGAAGGCTCCCGGTGCGATTCTCTCAATGAATGGAAGTGGTTCGCTTGGCTCGTTGAACCTAGCTGCATAACCAGTCAGGTGCATCCCGTCAGCTTCCTCACGAACTTCAAACTCTGTCGTAAGAATACGAGTTTCAATTTTGGACAATGCTTTGCCTTTCGCTCGCCCTTCATTCTCTAGTTCTATTCTACCCACAATACCCTCTGCGTATTCTAAAGCTCTGCGAGCGGATGCCTTAGATGGTCCTGAACCCCAAAGCAAGTGAGCTACTACGCCAGCACTAGGATAACCATCTGAATCAGGTCGTGCGGTGGGACTGTCCAAATCAGATAAGTGACGAGCAATCCAAGTCCCGATCCTAACCCACTTGTCAGCAGTGACAGAACCCCTCGCCACCGCACGAGCCTCACGAATTGTTTCTTCAACCAAGCCATCGCCACCCAAACCATCTTCGTAGTATTTGAGTCCTCGGCGAGCAGCAGCTCGCATGTAGGCAGGAGGAGTTAGATTTACTGCTCTTACTTCTTCCTTGACTTGACTGGAGCAGACTTGACAGTCTCCGTCACAGTCTTGGCAGGGGTTGGTATCTCTACCTTCTGAATCTTTGGCGCTTCCAATTTCGGAGGGTTCGTGTTCTGCGGAATGTTGTTCTTGCTCGGTATCAGTGCCATCTAGTTCTTCTTTCATTAGACCTCATATTGGCTGGTCGGGTCCTCGGGGTCAAGGTTTTGCAATCCTTGTAGCTGGACGCTTGGAACGCCTGTGTGGTCGATAGGAGGCAGTCCCATAGCAACTAGAACCTCGGCAGGGTTATAGCCAGCCAGAACAAGCTTGGAAGCCATTGTGACACGCTTGTCGGTTGCTACCAAATCGGCTGCGTCAATGTTTACGTTTGCAAGTGGGACACGAGGCAAGTCTGCTGACTTGTCGTCGATTGGTCGCAAGTCCTCAAGGCGACGAACATCGTTCACAGTTAGGAAACCGCCTTGGATTCCTGTTGAGTAAGCGCTCATCCTGTTCTCAATGTCGGCTCGTAGTAGCCCGTCAAAGTTGAACTTCAAGAATGCGTTCTCTCCGCCCTGAGTCCTACCCATTAGAGGCGAGAAGGCAGACTCAAGTTTACTGATGATTGGTCGGAGGCAGTGGGTCAAGAATTGGAGGTTTTGCTGCTCAACCGAGCTGAAAGTGTAGGAGCCTTCAATGTTCATCATCGAGCTTGGGACTCGGAATGCACGAGCAATCTCCTCGACTGCAAACTTACGAGCCTCAATGAACTGGGCCTTGTCGTTTTCGGAAGTGGTCGGAACATACTTGGCTCCACCGGAGAGGACTGCTGTTTTGTGCGCTCGTTGCCATCCTCTGTGACGAGAATCAAATCCGTTTTGTAGCGACTGAGCTTGCTCGGCAGTTAGGTTGCCAGGGAACTCAATGACACCCGAAGTGTGTGTCCCTGAACCAAAGAAGCGTGAGGCGTAATTTTCAAGCGCAATAGCAAGACCAAAGTTGTTCTTCAAAGCCTCAACTCGTGAAACGCCTTTTATGTGTCCGGGTCGAACAACGTCTGGAATGAACACGACTTCTTCTGCACTCAGTAGCCTGTCGCTGTTGTCTGATCGGAACATAAGCTGCCCGAGCTTGTTGCGAATAGGTTCAACCTCAAGTGGGTTCATCACTGTCATGTTGACAATTTCGCCCCGAGGGTTTGAGAATAATCTGACATAAGCATTGCCGTCGATAAGCATAGACACAATGATTGCGCCCCAAAATGCTTCTTTGGTTGTGTCAACGTCTGGCTTGTAAACCCAGCTTGGAGCTGGTCGGAACGGAAAGCGAGCGCCCTCTCTGCGAACGTAAGCGTCTACTGGAAGCGAGGAGATGGTGTCAGAGATGAGAGATACCGCTGAATAAACAGCGTTGATCTGCATCGCCGTCTTAGAGTCAACGACTGTTGCTGCCTGAGTGCTTGAGGTTAGGTCGTCGCCTGAACCCCAAATACTCTGAAACGAGATAGCTCGTCTGTTGAACATTCGGTCCCAAAAGGTTGCCAAAATCTACCGCCTATACAAATACTTGTGGCACTAAAGCTTCTTCCATTCTAACGCTTGCTCGGTCATACGCCATCATTAGTGCGATTGCCAAGTCAATCTTTAGTTTGGGGTTGCGATAGTCTTTCGTTAGACGAGCGCCACGTTGTCCGTCTATCTTCAGGATGCAGTTATCTACATGCCTTGCAAGTGCAGCGTCGGGCTTCACTTGAATCTTCTTGTTCATAATTGCCTCAAACAGCTTGGCAGTTGCTGGGACAGTTCGGTTCAAGGTGTTCTTGTACTCAACTACGGGGATGCCATAGTCAGCCCATTGGAACATCTCATCCTCCCAGTAGGAGGGGTCACAAGCCATCTCTCGGCAGTTTGGGTTCGTGTCGTAGAAGTCCATTACGGCCTTTGCCACTTCCTTCTTGTCGACTATCCATGAATCATCGTGAATAGCAAAGTCCTTCTCCCAGCTCGCCACCCGGAACACCCTGTAAACATCATCCTTGGAACGAGGCATGATGACAGCGACAACAGCGGTTGAGTCATTCTTCCACGATCCGTCAAAGCCCAGAACGTATTCGTCAGTCGGTAACATCTCAAACTCTTGCTCAAGCTGTATCCAAGCTCCTGCTGGCAACCAAGCTGCTTTGGTATTTGACCAGATGTTTAGTCGCTTAGTCTTGAACTCGGCTTCAGGCGTTAGCTGTACAGCGGTCACATAATCATCGGCAGAACAGATGTCTCCGTATCCCGGTGAAGCAATCTCCCAGGTCTTAGGGTCTTTGTGGTCTGCATCCTTTGGAGCTTCCCACCACGCCATAAACATTGAGGGGTCAGATTCCTTGTTTACAATTCTCTGCCCAGTCTGGTAAAGCGTGTAAGCAATAGAGTCGTTGCCTGTCGAGTCTGAGCGACGACCTGCGGTAGTAATCATTGTGAGGTGAGCCTTGCGACCTCTGGCTCCCATCGACTGCGCCATAACGTCATACATAGAGCGGTCGGGAAAAGCATGACCCTCATCTGCCCAAACCGCAGAGCTGTTGAGTCCCTCCTTGGAATAGGCTTCAGCCGACAGCACTCGGTAAATAGACCCAGTTGATGGAATCTCAATCGTATCTCGGTAAAGCCTTGCCATTGACGACAGCTCTTGGTTAGCCTCAATCATCTTCTTTGTTGAACCGAATACAATTCTTGCCTGCTCCTTCTCGGCAGCGATGGAATAAACCTCTCCGCCTTTAGGTCCAAAGAATAGATCAAACGCAGCGCAAGCGGACGAAACAGCGCTCTTGCCGGATTTTCTGGGCATTCCAATAAGCTGTATCTGGTTATAGAATCCACCATCGCCATCGCCAGCGTAGATGTGACGAATCAGTTCCTTCTGCCACTCTCGCAGAATCAGCGGTGTTCCAGCGTTGCCAGCAATCGAGTCCTTTGTGATAACCCCAAATGCTTCAATGAAGTCGATGGCAAGTTGCCCCTTACCGGCAGCGAGAGCTTCCTCTGGAACTGTAGTCAGCCACCTGGGAGGCCAAGGCTCAACCATTGCGGTCCATTAGTTCTTGCAGTCTGGACTTTGCTTTGATTTCAGCAAGCCCTAGCCGAGAGCGATCACTCGGCGTGAAGCCAAGCAAGCCAAGGTTGCTAGTGATTAGCTTCTCAAGCTCTGCCAGTCTCATCAAAACATTCTTGTCAGTAGGGTCCATTGGAAGGAGTTGAGCAAGCATGTCTCGCCTGTCGAGTTGCTCGCAGGTCATTTGCAAAAGGTGAATGTCGGTTCGAGAGCTAACCCATAGTTCGCCGTATTGGAACACCGAGTCCCATAGCTGTTGACCAGCTCCTTGCAATTCACGCAGGGGTTCTACCCAGCCACCGGGAATTGACACCGTATCAGCTGCCTTTGGCAAGGTTCGCTTGCCCGGATTACCGAGGAGTCTTTTCTGCTCGATTGGCTTGGCTGGATTAGGCATACTGCTAGCCTAACAAGTCGGCAAGGTCAAGCCTCGCAAGTTCAGCCTTTACATGAGCCTTGCCTGTAACAGTCAAGTACCTACCTTCGCCATAGATTTCTGTCTTGAGTCCGTTGCGCTCAAACCTTCGACCAGCGCCAATGTGACCATAGCCCCAGATGTGCAACCCTCTACCAGAAGGAGAGAACTCAACAAAGGTCTTTGGCAAAGAGTCAATTAGGTCTTTAGCCTGCTGGTTGATAACGCCATCAGCTACGCAGTCATCTAGGTCAATGCAAACAACGCCATCGCCGTTTAGAACAAATCCTATTCCGTCACCAAACTCGGAAGCTCGTGCGTTGTCAAATGTTGACCACTCAGACTCTTGGTTGATTGACAACCACCATCCGCCGAGCGACATTGGCCTCTTGTCCTTGTGAAGAATCCATCGTGCTTCTTCCCTTAGCTGAACCGGAACAAAGAACTTCTGCTCCTGGCGGTGAGACGCAACTCTGCATCTAGTCCCACAGAAGCGAGGGACTCGACCACGATCAGGCATAGCCATTGGACCGCTGCACATTTCGCATTTCATCATGTCTTTATTTTAGTGTAACGATAAAGGAATTGCAAGCATCTTCTGTAACGAATTTTATTATGTAACGATAAAAGATGAAAGAGCCTTAGAATGACACCTGTGACACGAACCCCTACATACCCTTTTAGATTTGATGAAAAAGCTGTGGCACTCTGTCAGAT